AACTCCAATATCAGAATCCTTAAGAATAGTTGAATCATAAGCCTCAACACTAACTCCGATATCAGCATCTTTTAAAATAGTTCCATCTGCTATTTCATTTCTTGAATCCCTTATTGTTGGGGCCGGGTGGCTCGTAACATGGGACTGAGGGGCAACACTAACCCCTATGTCAGAATCTTTTAAAATAGTGGAATCATAAGCCTCAACACTAACTCCGATATCAGCATCTTTTAAAATAGTTCCATCTGCTATTTCGTTTCTTGTGTCTCTCGTTGTCGGGGCAGGATGAGCTGTTACATGGGCTTGGCTTGCTACTGATACACCTATGTCTGCATCCTTGAGAATAGTAGAATCAGCTATTTCGTAACTTCCTACAACCTGATTTCTTGAATCTCTCGTTGTCGGGGCAGGATGAGTGGTTATATGGGACTGTGAGGCTACATTAACCCCTATGTCAGAATCTTTTAAAATAGTAGAATCATAAGCCTCAACACTAACTCCTATGTCAGAATCCTTAAGGATGGTGGAATCAGCAATCTCGTTTCTTGTGTCTCTTGCTGTCGGGGCAGGATGAGTGGTTGTGTGGTTGGATACCAGCCCGGCAGCAACACCAACAGCTTCTTTACCTGAGATGTCTGCGTAAACTTCATCGAAATTATCTTCCGTATTTCCAAAGTTGACATCAAGGTCGGCGGGAATCCCTACTGTGCCAACTGTTATTGTTTTCTGGGCCATTATATACCTCTAGTAGTATGTATTAAAACATTCATGCGTAGTTCCCCACGTTGAAATAATGATCGGTGTTTAAGTATTTGTCTGTAATTGTTGGCTCAACTTCATCCAAGCCAAACCATCTCAATGCACGATTAAGCACTGTGCGGGAGGTGTCGTCCTCGTAGATCGCAAGGCCTTTCAGCTCAGTACCCATATAATTAAGCAGGTTGAAATTGCCGAGGATCGACAAGACATCCCAAAGTGCGGTGAAGTTGGCAAAGACTATTGGGTGAGTTGAGTCGGTGTACATTGCGGATTGCAGATCAGATCCGACATTAGCATAGTCAGCGACTGATAGGCTGATACTATCAACTTCTGAGGGATCTACGAAAAGGAGTAGGCCTTCGGACGGCACCCCCCCTCCGGAATAGTAGATGTAATTTATTTCAGGCATAAATTGTATATTCATGGGGTTGTTCATTGTTGCTATCCATAAATCTGTAAAACTTTCTCCTGCTCGCCGACCGTAAGCGTCCAGCACGACAATTGAGCCGCGCCATAAAGCAAACCGAAATGATAATCAACATCACCATGCTCCTGACCGGGAGGACAAACAGCAAAATACTTACCTGTCTCCGCATCTAATTGTAGTGCGCCTGGAGTGTACAAATATCCTGTGCAGTTTTCAGACGAATAGACCGATATTGCTATGTTTGCTGGTATGTATTCAGGGTCAGATATATCGAGCACTATCCTCCAACCTAAGACAGAGTTCCATCCTGGTTCCCTGGTTATCGTGGCAATGATCGCTGCGACAGCAGGAGGTGTTACCCCTGGAGGCAGCGGTGGTCCATAGAGTTCGTCATCTGACGGGTTGCTAATATCTGTTTCAAGCCCCTGAACGTATGCAGACACATCTAAAATATCAGGCCCATCTACGGTCAGGCCAAGTGCCTTCTTTGCCTGGTTTAACTGATAAGCATTTATCATCTTCATTTGTGCAGCCCTTGCCTTTGCTGCGTTTTTCTCTGTTGTCGGGACATATTGAGCAGCAACATAAGCGTCTTTTACTGCCTGCCAACTATCAATAATTGATTGGTAATCATTGACAGTAAAAATATTCGTGTTGCCCTGATCTGCCCACTCTATGTGACCAGACGAACCCCCCCACTGAATAACTCTTAGATTTTCTGGAAGAGCGGAAAGGTCAACAGGAAAAAACTCGCCATCAATCCCCACAACATTATCAGGTTTAACAATTGTTATTTTCATTATGCCCTCTGTATGGGTTGCCCTATTCGTTTACTCATTTGGTGAGCTATAATTGTCTGTCTCTCTGGAGGAAAGATTACTTCGGCGTTTAGTGAGATGTAACATATCGAGTCATCATCTGTGGTAAAGTATCTGAGCCGTTCTTCAATACCATCACCTTTGACATTCTTTATCTTCCTCCAAAATATCTGACCCGGTTGTCGATACTTCACCGTGTATGTCTCTATCATTAGGCCACCTTCATTATGTAGAAGCATGATAAAAACTTCGGACGATTCTCTGTTACAGATGCACTCCCGGTGTCCCCATGGTTATGGGCTAACCCACCTCCAGCGTATCCGGTATTAAGTGATGTACCGTTTTCCTGCATGTAGTGACCGGCTGAAAATACCGAGCTCATTTGTGTTAATTTACAGTTTGAATGAGTGTGGCTTGGCATTTGATCAATAGTCAGCGTCAAATCACCTGTTGTATGGGTGTGAGCCATAGCATTGTTTCCACCAGTGCCACCAGCCGTCAAGTCGCCCATGATGAAGATGTCATCAGTCAAATTAGGAAGATACCGTTCTACACCATCGTGGAATGTGCTTCCGCTAAGGTTAAGTGCCGAACCATCACATACTCTATATCCATAAGGAGTTACGTGAGCGTTTACATCAGCAACGGTATTGGTTATAACTGCCGTAAAACCTCCGTTTGACCCATCTGTGAAGTAACCACCGATAAATGCTGTTATCATTCCAGGTGGTGTATTATCGTTCAGAACAAACCAGTCGCCCGTTGCACTGCCAACTGGATCATCACCAATAACAGAAGTAGAAATACACCGATACGTGTGACCGTCCGTCCCCGCACAAACATCGGGGAAATCATACGTTGTCCCAGAGGCGTAGGCCGAAATTGGTGTTGTTTGGTCTAAGCCTGACGTGATCTTATTAAGTTCTGTTATCGCTGCGTTTAATTCAGTTTGCAGCGTTGGTAACTCACCAAGAAAATTATCAGCTCTTGACGCAAAATTAGAAGGATTTGCTTTTGTTGGAGGTGTGGAAATAGTGCTAAGTGCTACTAAAGTTATTGGTGCCATTATATTAAACCCTCAATAGTAAAAGTGCAGTATGACCTAGTTGGCCCAGGCACAGTTATTTCGAAATCGCTAAAAATTCCATAGACGACAAGGGCCCCATATCCGGTTCCGTCGTTATTGCCGTCCCACGATGTCGGTATACCCCGTATAGCAACCAATGCGCGGTAAATGTCGTCAACCTTAGTGTTAGAAAGAGATGTCGTAATGGTATTTCGTTTGGCCCAATACCCCTGAGTGACTGTAACTTTTCCATCAGAATCCTCGCTGCGGTAAGAATAATCAACTATCCCTATTTTCGGGCCATATTGCGTCGAGCCAATATCTAGTAATCTTCCAACAACAATAACCCCGCAACCTACTTCCGAACCGGTTTCTCCGATAACATTGACGACCAAGACTCCCGTCTGTTCTGAAACTCCAATTTCGACTGAGATGTCGGTTCTTAAAGAATACGTGCCGAAAAAATATTCATACCAGTCGCCTATTGTTGTTATTGTCGCCGAACCATAGACTAAATCTTCAGTTGTTGACCAAAGCATTGTTGTCTCAGTGGAATCCCACAACTCAAATTCTACGGATGAGGCATCTAATCCAAGAAGTGCTATTCCTGTCGCGTTTACAGTGTTTAGTTTAATCTCGATAGATGTGGTATTTGTTGTCTGCGTGTTTACGTATTCATCGAACATTGCCCACTGATTAGTACTTTCAGTTTCCTCCCAAAATCCAATCTCGTCTTGGCTTGTCGTTGTCCAATCTGTATGTGTCCCTGTTCCGTTTATTGAATAAACACTAACCACTAACGCCCCGGTGCCGGAATTGTAACTCGTTACCTCGCCAAGCATCCAGACACTTGCCGGGGTCGTAGTTTTTTTAATGTTTACAATCATTCCTGCCGAATATAGCTTTCCTGTTTCGACTGTCAGTGATTGCGACACAGCCCCGACAGTTAAACTTGTTGCCGAGGTAGACGTTTCCACTTGAGGTTCGAGCCAGTCTGACGGCTGTCTGTTTAAATTGTTGCCCCTGAGTGACTTGTAAACCTTGTGCGGCGTGGCAGTAGTGACCTGAACTAAATCGTTCACTCCGTATGTGGTTGCAGCGGCCCATTCTGCTTCGGAATTTACAGCAACGTTTGTTGATTTAAGGCTGATGGTTGCAGGCGATATTACTCTCATGCGGCCCTCGTACTGGTTGGTATACCTTCATATTCAAACCTCTTGAGCGACTTCGCTGCGGCACTGGAACTTACCGCTATTGCCAAAAGTATTGATTTTATTTCATTGTTGTCACCGACGACACTATCTCTATTCAGCCTATCGAGGTTCGCCATTCCTTTCCGGCTCAACATTCCTTCGCCGGTTTGAGCAATTATCCGACCCTCATCGGCTTTCAACATAAAACCGCCTGTATGGGCATAGCCCTCGCCGCCCATGCCCATGTCTCCATCACCGCCGTGTCCACCACGGCCCATATCGCCGCCGCCGTCACTGTTACCACCGAAACCAGATGCGTCACCGCCGAAACCTCCGCCACCTCCGTCACCGCCTAAACCTATAGATGCGCCAATAGATGAAAATCCTGACTTTATAGAATTTACTGCACTGGTAATTCCGAGTGCGTCTTGAATCCCTTGGCTTAAACTGCCGAGCGCGTCCATAAAGCCGCCTAGTGTACCACTGCCGTCAATTCCCATGGCCTGTGATGCTGACTTGAACTGGGAAAATTCTTGCCTTGATATTAGACCTGCTTCAAAGGCGTCTCTTGGTCCCTCGAAGCTCCTGTCGTTTGCAAGATCGCCGATTACGTCGCCGATAACTCCACCAAACATTGACCCAAGGATACCCCCAAGTGTGCCGAACCCCATTGCCCCGGCAGGACCAAAAATGTTACTACCTAGTTTTGAGTATGCACTGGGGTTGATATTCGCCAGCATGTTTACCTGTTCCGATACTAGGCCCAAGGTTTGGTTTATTCCGAAGTCAGCCGCCATTCTACTTGGACTCTGCGACAGACCCAACATTGCCATAATCGAATTTGTCACAAGCGACCCGGCAAGATCGGAAACTCCGGAAAGGCCATAACTTCCAGTTGTCCCTGAATATCCAGATGACGCACTGACTAATCCATCAAAACCACCGTTAGGCATGTTTTTTCTAATCTGGTCAGCCTGTTCGCGAGGGACAACCATTTCTCCATCTTGCAAAACAGCCCTATACTCGTCACCCTCAAGTTTCCATGTGCCCTCATGAAAAAAACTTGAAACTAAGTTGCCTATTTGGGTTGCCGCGAACTGTGCGACGATATTTCCAAGATAAGAAGCTGCCGTTCCAACCATCCCCGTCCATAGGCTTTTCCATGCGTCGCCTATTGTGTCAAACTCTCCCCGTAACTCTCTGGTTACAGTGTCGCCAAAGTCTTCACCTATTGATTTGTAAAACTCCTTATAATCGTCGGTCATTTCTTCGGTGCTTTCTTCCGCTGCGTTGGCTTTTATTTGTTCAAGTTTTACAAAGGTGTCGGTCTGCGCGCTTGCTGCACTTGCGATGCCGTTCATGGCGAGGATCTTGTTGTTGGTCTGTTTTACGGAGTCGGCGTATCGTTCTTTTTCTTTCTTTGCTGCTTTGCTTAGTTCAACCTCTACTTTGTCCGCTGTTTCTCTGGCAACAGCAACAACCGATTCGCCTGAGGATTCTGCTTTCTCTACTATAGAATCAAGTTCTTCAGCGGTGAACTTTGCATGAATTAGTGCAGTTTCACCTGTCTCAAGGTCGTTGATTAATTCGCTGAGTGCATCAACTCCACGTTGTGCTTTGTCTATTGCTTCCTCGGATGCTTTGCCGTAACCAAACCAACCATTTTGAGCCCGGTATAGTTCTTCGTTGGCTTCACCTAGTTCTTGCCGGAGCTGGAGTATCGTTCTTTTGTTGCCTACCTCTTCAAGTGCTGCCGACCATTCTTGAACCTGAACAAACGCAGCGCCAAGGGTATTAACAACACTTTCTATATTGTGGAGTGTTCCGGTTGCAAAAGATGCGATTGCTTCTTGGTTATCGGCAACCGCTTTCGTCCAATCGATAAACGTTTCTTCTGCTTCTTGGGCTAGACCGACAAACGCTTTATTTTTTGTTATCGAAAAGCCAATTTCCTCTTCAAGGTCTCCGAAAGCATTTTTAGCAGCGTCAACAGAGCCTTTAAACGTTCCCCTGAGTGCTACAGCCGCTCCACCGAACTCGCTCTTTAATTCCTTTAATATGATGGCCTGTGCGCCCATCATATCGCCCGACTCTTGCAGTGCTTTTACTTGGTCCTTTTGTGCTTGTGTAAAAGAAACGCCAGAGCGAGAAAGGGCAGTCATGCCCTTGATTGGATCGTTTAATGCTTTACCGATTTGGACAAGCGACGAATTGAGGTCTGTCTTAAGGACGGTGGACATATCGAGCGCGGCCATGGTCGCGTCCTCGAACCCTTTCCCTTTTATTTCCTTGAACGTGGCAAGAACCGCCATTCCAGAAATGATAACTTCATCACCGACAGTCGTAACGCCCTGCATGGCCGAAGCCATTTTTTTCATTTGGTCGAGATTGTAACCCGCTGCGTTGCCTGTTGACTTGAGGACAGCACCAAGTTTGGCTTCTGCTTGCTCCTGAATACCGGCAAGCTCAACAGCGTGGGCCATGAGCTTAGTCATTCCAGCGATCGCAACAGCACCTACAGCTATACCAGCACCAATGGCCTTGCCGGTAGTTTTCGCGACTCCTGCGGCCTTGTTAAATCCTTTTTCGAACCCTGTAGAGTCGGCTGTTATGAAATATTTAAACTTGTTTTGTGTCATTCAATTTCTCGAATATCCGATTAATAATCAAAACGCCCTCAAGATCTTCTGCTGTTCCGTTTTTCGCTACAACAAGTGTCACAAAGTCGGTTACTCTTAAATCTTTTTCCTGTAAGGTTATTCGCCAAATATCAAGTGCATTCTGGTTGCCAATTTCAAGCCCTTTTGGCTTTTTACAATCTCGGCAATCGTCTAGTTTAAGCCTTTTGCAATCTTCGCAACTGGCGCGGCCTGGGGCAAGGTGCCACTCACACCAGGCTTGGAGTTTTTTAATTCACCTTCACGCATTTCGTTGATTGCTTTGGTTATTTTCCCGGCAACCTTTTGTGCAAAATCGTTGTTAAACTCGTAAATGTCAGTCAGCGTTTTTTCGTTGAAAGGAAGTTTTTTGCCATCCATATCAACAGCATTATCAGAAAGTCCCGTTATCATTTTGCAGAATAAGTCTTTGCCGAATCCAGCCGCGTCAAGAGTCATTCTGTCATCTACAAGTTTGTAATTTTTCTGCCTTATCGCGTCCTGCTCGGAAGTTCCAAGGATTCGGCCTTTGACTTTTACCCCTTCGACTTCAACTTCTACCTCTATTGCTCTTGTTATTAATCTCATTTTGTTTCCTTGGTGGGTATGCCCTCGCCTCTACCCACCAAGGAAGAGGTCCGGGCAATTTTTTAAGTGTATGCTATTGAAATCGAATCTTCGCCAGTATCACCAAGCGCGATGTAAGGAATATCAAGGGCCAATGTCGGGTCAATTTCTTTTATAGATGGAACAGAAAGCCGCGATGTAGGCATTGATATTGTCACGATTGAACCTGCCGTATCTCCGATAACCATTTGCAAGGCTTTTGCTGTGTCCTCAAGGCCGTCGTTAAAATACCCAAGATCGTCCTGCCTAAAATAAATCGAAATCGTACCAGAAACGTTCCTTTCTGTTTCGGCGTAATCCTCAATATATCCGCTGGTTGTTATCTCATCGTCAAGATACTTAGGGTCGTCGGAGATAGAGCAGTTCATGGATTGCACGTTGAACGATGCCCCGTCGATCTTGGCAACGCCTTTCCTGCTCTCCAGTGGTGAGCCAACCTCTGTACCTGTTGGCAACCAACCTCTAACGATTGAACCGCTGGCAATCTCTTCCTCGGCAGTATCGCCAGTACCGGTGAATGATATAACGTTTGATGTTGTATTGACTGCTGTTAAATAATAACCCGTGTTGGTATTATTTTTGACAACATCTGATTCAACAAATTCAATAGGCATACCAACCGTAAATTTCTTTGCGTCGTCAACCTCGACAGATGTTCCACCAGAAGCAAGAGTCGCCGCTGTGGCCCCTGTACCAGCCCAGCCCATCCGCATACCCTTTCCTGACATGTCAAGCTTCGCCCCGCCTGTGGTGGCCAAAGCAAAGGATGCAGAGCCGACTGTGCAGCCGGTCAATGATAATACTGTGTGATCTTTTTTAATCCAAAGCGAAAATGATGGTTTTTCGAGCGCTGGTGAATACGTTGCAGACGTTGAGGTAACAAGCGTTTCCTCGCCCAAAAGTGACTTTAAAAGCACATTCTCTTGTGGTGCGGTTCCTGCTGCCCCGGATGGAGTTATGTAAACCGGGCAAGACCATTCACCAGCTGGAGTTCTGTCCTGAAATCTCTCAAGAACATCCCGGCTATTGCGAATATTGCTTGAATTGGTAAAAGATGGTTGCTGGTTTATTGATGCCATTCCGGCAGCAATTACCAAACCCGTTGCCGTTGGAGGGACGAGAGTACCACGAACAGTCTCCTCCATGACAAATACTTCTTGTTTACGTGCTATTGCTGTATTGTTTGCCATTTTGTCCCTCTATAGTGCTGTATTCGGTGATCCTTCTGAGGTCAAATATTTGACCCGGAAAGTTAATGTTACTTTTCCTACCTCTGTTTCAAGGCCGTCTGTCATGTCCAATTCTGTTGAAACAAGATCAAGTGCAAATACGTGCGCTATCTCTGTTCCAAAAACTGCCGTTTCAACTTCTGCTGCGATGGTATCGAGCTTGTCGTCAAGACCGGCTGAAAGTTTTGCGAAACCCTCAACGACAATATACGCGCCCCTGTGCTGTAACCTGGCGATCTTCCCATCTTCCTCGTCTATTTCCTCAGTCGAATTGTAGACAATGAGACCAGGCAAATTATCATCAGCCATGGGAAAAACGCGCGATGGATAAACCTTTGCCCCTGTGGTGGTTAGACCAGTGCAGAGAGTGGTTATTGCGTCGCGTATAGTTTGCCTTGCGTGGGTCATGATTTCCTTAAAACGAGAAGGGTGAACCCGGTTCCGTCTGGTTGTTTTGATATTGCCTTGTAAGAAACACCTTCAAAGCTCATCACTGTTGATTCTATGGTTATTGTCGCCGCATCGGCGTTTGAAATAAGAAATGTCGGGTGGTATCCTTCAACGTTATTTATCGTGACGAACAGGCGATCAAACACTCCATCCATGGTTCCGGTTCCTATAGTTACAAGGTCGCCAGTTCCTGAAGGATCGGTATAAACGCTTGGGTCATCGAATAGCATTATTTTTTAGCCCGTCCCGACTTCGGTTTTTGCACAACAGCATCAATAGAATTGTCGTGCAGGGTTTGCAGATAAGTTTTTGATGCTTTTTCGAGAGAAATAATCTCTCCAGATTTAAAAGAAACCGGAGTCATTATTTCGTAGACATCACCGCTTACCTTTTGAACCTGATGGCTTCTCTTTAAATACTGATATGGTGTCAGCTTTATTTTTCCTGAGTGAAAAACTGACCCGGAAATAACTGTATATTCTTTCATAATTTCCTTTTAAAATCCCGACACCGAAATGTCGGGATTTTCTATTATTGGTCTATCTTTACGCCAGGGTGATCTTGAGAGCCTTTTGCCACATTGAATACGCAGCGTTGCCCCAATAATCTACGCCCCACTGGTGCATATCGTTGTCAAACTCAAACTCAGAACCTTCAGCTTTTGACTTGATGCTATAGTTAGTCTCACGCTGAAAAACAAAAGGCTTGATATAGGAATCTTCGACGAACATACAAAATGACGCTGTCCATGTAGATAACCTAGTATTGACGACAGGTGTGATAGTATAGGACTGCTTCAGTGCGATCAGTGCTGTTTGTGTCTCGGCAACCTGAATAGGTGTTGCACATGCAGTAAGGGCAACGTTAAAGAAAGAAGGTGGCACCATAACAATAAACTTTGTAGCATCTTCGTTAATTGGTTCGCCTGCCGAATCTTTAAGGCTCAAGAAGTTTTGAACTCCCTTGGCAATTGCAAGTTGGAAAGATGCAACAGATGGGGCCGTTGATGTTCCGTCAGTTGCAACAGGAAGATCTGAAAGAGTTATTGAAAGTAGGTTACTCTGACTCCCGCTATCACCTTCTGAGTGGGTGGTGTCAAAGAAATACAACCCATCATAACAAAGACCAGTTTCACCGTTGAGAATCAACGTGGAAAGAAGGCTTGCTGGATGAGTTAAGGCCCGGCGAACTAAATCGCCAACCTTGGCCTTAATTACGCCAAACTTATCTCGGCGGAGATCCTTAACCATATATTCAATGGTTTTTTCAAAATGCTTGTTTTTTATAGTGATTGAGTTATCGGTAAATCCTTTCGAGTTACGACCGCCAACCCACTCTCTCAAAGGACCAACTGAATCAAAAAGTGCGTATTCTTCGCTTGATTGATCCGAGGTAAACTCGTTTGAAATACCTGGAATCCAGGTGGGAGGCTTTTCAACAGAAAAGGCCCGGACTAACTCGCCTCTGACTGCTCTACTTGTAATAATATCCATTTTATTTTTCCTTCTGCTTCACAGCAGTAGTTGAATGGCCTGCCCTGTCATCTCGACGGTCAGACCACTTTTTTTATTTTATGCTCCGTCTGCTGCTATAGCTGCGGCAAGAGATATGGTTGCAGAAGATGCCATTGCTGCGTCAAATTCCACAATTGCGTAACCAGTAGAAACCCACTGCGCCACGTAACCAATCAAGCTGTTGCTTCCCGGCGTAAGCGTGAAAGTGTCATCGTCGCTTGCGTAAACCGCTGGTCTGTCGTTGCTGGTCACGGCAATAGAGGTGATTGGCAATTTCACATACCCTTTTGATTTAACCCTTACATTTAATACACCAGCGTCACCACTTGAGTTGTCGACCTTCTCTGTAGCAAAACCCAAGAAAGGATCGCCTGCCGCGAGAGGTCTTGCATACCCAGAAGCATTTTCACCAACAGCAGACCCTTCGTAGATGATGTCTGATGCTATTACGGGATATTCAAGAATGTCCCCAACAGCAAAGGTACGTGCAGTGTTTGTTGATCGAGTAGTCATTATTCCTCACCTCGGTTTTTGAGAGATTTAAAAGCCAATCCTTCTACCGGGATCATTGCAGCTTTGCAAAGTTCAAAGTCACCCATGAATTCGGCTTGCATTTTTGCGTCTTTGTCCCATTTTGCTTTCAGGGTTGCTTCGGTATGGTTGCCTTTTTTAACAGAATCCATGCTGTTGGTCGGCTCGTCAACTTCAAAGTTTGCATCCTCTGAATTGTTTGATCCAACTTTTTTCATCTCTTCGATGTTTGCCGCATTTATTGCCATTGCGACATCACCGGCCTGTGATTTACCGTCGAACATTGCGGCAGTAACGATTGCCTCTTGTCCAGGGTACGATTGACCATGGATTGCTTGAATCCTGGTAAGCTCGGCTTCTCTGCCGCTCTCTGTTGCCTTTGCGATTAATTCCGCATGTCCCGCAGTGGCCTCATCTGTAATGAGCACCACCAAATCAGGACGTTTCTCTTTTAACTCAGCAAGAGTTAAGTCTTTGAGATCCATAATTGGCTCCGTTGGTTGTTTGGTGGCCGATGTTGGCCTGTTTATTTCACCGAGGGCCAACGCTGACGCTCGGTTCAAGTCTTTTTTATACAAGGCGCTAGATAGTGCTAACTTTGCTACCATGCCGTTGAAGGCGTTTTTCGCTATAGATGTCAGTTCTTCGACAGTTCCAGAGTTGTTCGCCTCAATCATGCTACTGGCAAAACCAGAATCAACTATCTCTTGACCATAAAGCCATGTCTCTTCATCCATCATTGCCGCAATTTCTTTCTGTTTCTTCCCTGTAAATTTCGCATACGCGCCCGAAAGAAGAGACGAAAGCCCACTGAGTATTGTGGCTGTCTTGGTCATGTCGTTATGGTCGCCCATTGCTATACCCTGGGCGTTGTGGATCATCATAACTGCATTGTCCTCAACTATTATTTCATCAAATGCCATTGGGATATAAGACGCTGCCGACATTGCATAACCGGACAATACTGCTGTTTTTTTACCTTTATAATTTCTAACAAGGTTGAATATTTCCAACGCCTCCCCAACAAGACCGCCGCGGCTAGATATGCTTACTTCAATATCGTCACCGTTTGCGTTTTCAAGGTCTAATTTGAATTGCGCCGCTGTTATTTCCCAGCCAACATCACCTGACATCACTATTTTTTTCATTCTTCCACCGGCACCATATCTTTTCCTTTTTCTTCCGGAGGTATGATTAAACCATCCTCAAGTCTCCGCTTAACTTCTTTAACCCTCTGTCTATGGTTACGTTCCCATATCCCACCACGCTCCTGCGTATTCTGTGCGCTGGTTTTCCATCCTCTATCTTCTGCATAACCGTCTGCTTTATTTTGTACGTCGTCACGAATATGTCCCATTGGAGGGCCAACCCAATCACAACCAGAGTAAGCGGCACGAATTATAGGATCGCTAAAAAAACCCGGAGCAGACAAGCGGCCAGATGATATAATTTCTGCAAGAAATAGGTCGTGTGCTGGTTGACAAAGGTTGTCGATTAACCAGGAACGACGTACCATAAAGAAACGCCATGCCTCTTTTAATGCCGCCTGCGCTGCTGAATATGACGACTGAAAATGCTTAACCAAAAGCTCGTGCGGGATATTTAAGGCTGTTCCAACTTGGGTGTAAAACTCAGCTGCAAAACCAGGATAATTTGAGTTTGGGTGCGTGGGATCTACTACAACAGCCTTTTCGCCTTCTGCCAGATCAATTATTGCATTTGACTCAAGTTTGACTGCTGTGTTTCTGTCTGTTCCTGTTGATCCTGGATCAAGGTCTAGCCCTGTTCCATCTGGTGTTTCGATTAACACAGAAAGGAATGTTTGGATGACAGCCGCGTCAACTGTTGCCTGCGTCAGTGTAGCGAATTGTTTCAGCCCTTCTATTACAGGAGAAAGGTCGGGGACTCCGCGTGATTGATCGCCGCGAATACTACTGTAAAGGTGTAAAACGTTTCTGCGACCTGTTTTAGTTCCGAAAAAATTTACCTTGTGCCATTCTGTTTGATTTGTGTTGTAGTTTCCAGGGTGGCCCTTGAGAATGTGTAGCTTTTTTGGTGCGCCGTCGCTGTCTGTTTCGATACCGCCTGAGAGGTTTGGCCCGTCATGCTGATTATTCTCATTAATAACCCTGTCAGCCTCAATCAACTGCATCCTTAGTTTGTACGGGAAATCATTTGACGCTTCTTTTTCTGGTGTCAAGGTAAAGCAGTCACCACGAACAAGAGTAGAGAGCAAGGAAAGAGCCTGTAGTTCTCGAAAGTTGTGCTTTTTATTTACCGTACAGAACTTTGATTCTGACCATAACGCCCATTCACGGTCGGCCTTTGCTTCCCACGTATCAGCCTGTTCTTCGGTTAGACCAAGAAAATCAGCGTCAATTCTTGACTGAGCGGTTAGGCCACGCCCGACAATACTCGTTACTTTGGTGTTGATCGCACCAGATGCCAGCATGTCATTGCGGTAGAGATCCTCGCTCCGTTCGCGTAAGTCTTGCAGTTCTGGCAACACGTCAGAGTCAAAATCTCCACCTTTAACATTATAATTGACCATGTTACGACGGCTCTTGCTGGCCCCCTTGTAAGAATCTACCATTGCAAGAGCACAACGTGACTTGTAAACCTTTCCAGCATATGAAGGGGCAATATAGGCCATTGCCTTTTCATATATTGTTGGTTTTAGAATGGTCGATGTTGGTTTTTTTACTTCGCGCATTAGCCGATCTCCACATATCTGACACGAGAACCAGTGCGCCCCGCTGATTCTTTAAGAGCAAGGGGCATGAGTTCTTTTTGCATCATATATAAAACTGCAAGGTCGGCTTTGGTCATAGATCGACCACCGATAGAATGAGACTGTGCGCCGGAAAGAATGGCTGTGATTGCTGCTTGGACTTCTTCTATTTGGGTTGTGTAGGTTTTTATCGTCATAAATACCTAAGAACAAAAAAAGCCCCTGACTCCGCGATGGAATCAGGGGCTTAAGTTAACCAACAGACTTGGGAGAAGGTCGGTACTTTTGCTATCCTAAAATTGAATCATAAGTTATTGTTTAATATTTTGCAATGTTTTATTTTTATTTTTGCGTTTTTTGCAACATTACCCCCTGACCCCGCGTTGCTTTTTAAACCGCACTACCTCCCCCCTGTTAACGTGCATATCGCCGAACCCGCCCTGATTGGTGTTTAGTTCAAAGTTTATTTTTCCCGTCCATTTCTCAGCCTTCAATACTGCCATTTTGGCAACGATAACCGTGATTATCTCAATTTGTTCAGCGTCAAAATTATTTAAAAGGTTCTGAAGGTCTTTCATTTAACCTCGTTTGCCTCTGACTTTTCGGCCCGTCACCCTTGGCTCACTTGGAATATTGAGCCTTATCCGCTCCGCTTCGGCCTCTAATATCATTTTTATTCTTGGCATATTTGGATTTATTCTTGCGAGTATCCCTTGGTTGTATGATCGGCAATCAAGTTGCTCGTTCGGTTTGTGGTAAGCAATCTTAACCCATTCAAACCCGACCACACGCCCCGACTTTCTTTTTTGTTTCTTCTGTTCGTTCGTTAATCCGTCGAAATATTCCTGTTTATAATGGTCTGGGAAGTGGCAATACCCTGGACCAGGAGTGTCTATTTTTTTAAGCCGATTAAATGTTATCTCTTTTGCATCATCTACGTTGACAGTGTGGAGGATTGCGCGCGCCGCCTTATTGTCACCCTGCCACGTTCCTTTATTGCAAATAAGCCCGGTATTGACTCCCTTTGTTGCATATATGTTTCTCTTTCTCCTTGGCCCAGTATATTTATAAACCTCATCTGCCAGATAGCCTGAGTCAATGAACCCACCAGCCACCCCCAGTTCAACACCGTCAACCCTCATAAATCTTCGGAGTATCTGCTCGTCCAGGTTTAACCACACTTCCCTTTGTTCTGGATCTCCATGGATAACGACATAATCAATCGACCACGTTTCCCCCTCCAACCCATGACCACATATTTCAAGCTCAATCCTAGGGTTTGCGCCGCCCTGAACGTCAGCCCCAAAAGTTATGAGCAAAACCCCTGTTGGTAGCGAATCAAAAGAATAATCTTCTAGGCGGTTCATGAATCCGGTTGGTGCTACTGACTCACCGCGTTCTTCCCACGTTTCACCAAGAATGGTATTGACGACTGACTTTAACTCTGTGGTATCTCCGGTCTTTGACTTCTTGCTTGCTGATTTCCATAACTCAATAATGTGTGACCATGGGCGAAAATAACTGTAAGCTGCCCACAAACCTTTTACCCCTACCTTTTTCGGTTTATCGATTATCTCATCTTCCGGATTATAAAAGAAGTCCGTGTCCTCTCGGTAATAATATCCATCAAGAGTTCGCCACTGTCCTCCTTTATCCATACTTGGGTACTGGCTGTAATCAATTGTGCATCCGTTTTGAGGGCAAATAAACTGCTCTGATTCAAAATCAAGATTAGCAAACTCAAGCCTGTGCATAAAACCACATTGAGGACAAGGAACATAGCGCCAGAATATGAACTTGCACGCGTCAACAGCAGCCTCGATCAAGCAAACACCTTTGAGTTTTGCCGTTGATCCCCTGATTGACTTTGGAAACGGGCTATCATCAAGCCTACCATCTCCAAGTGTTGTTGGTGATCCTTCTTTGTCCACGTCAGAATCAAACGCGGCCAACTCGTCATACATGGCAACGTCTTTCGTCATAGCCCGGTAATTCTTTGCAGACTTTCCACCCTTCAAATCAAGTGTTGTGCCAACAAATGTTTTCTGGTCCGTGGTGTTATATTTGCTTTTTGAGCCAACCGTTGCCATGAGAAGATTACCAAGAGCAGGAACGTCGCGGAGCATAGTATCAACTTCAACCTTAGAAAAGCGGTCCCTGTCTCCGTCTGTAGGTTGCCAGATAACAACATTGCGCCGCTTGTGTTCGATATAATACCCCGTTGCCGCAAGTAGCCTTTTGGTGAATCCTGTTCGCCTTGACTTCTGCTCGTTGTATTCCTCTATGTCATCGTCGCACATCCAGTTTAAAGGACCAACCTGAAATGGTAATGTTTTCCACCTACCAAGAACACTGGACGACTCCGGCGAAAGGTAGAAGTGCTCATCAGCCCATTGCGACCCGGTAAGCGGTGGCTTTACCTTGATTGTTGCAATGGCCTCGGCCCATGCTAACTCTAACCTATTCATTTACCTCAACTTTAATGTCTGCCATAATCCCGCAACACTTGGCGATTGATTCTTTCGCAACCTGAATGTCTGAACCGGTAAGCCGGGGGTTTCTCCTTTTCATTTCAAGTGGCACTGATTCAAGGACAGGAAGTATTTTTGTTATGCCCTGGATGACGACCTCTCTTATTAACGATATCGGCGCGACCTCTTCCTCTGCAAGATCGTTCTCACGTTTCATCTTCCGGTATCTCTCTTCGTCGAGTAACGCCGAGAAATCCTCATCTACATTTCCGCCCAGTAACCATTTATGGACAGCGACGGTGTCATACTTCGACGGATGTCCTTTTCCGTTCGCCTCAATAATAGGGCAACCTCTACTGCGCCACGTGTCAACGGTCGTTTTTGCAACTCCAAAGATATCAGATATTTGAGCACGGTTCGCTAACATAGATTACCTAACAGGTTTTTGTGAGTAGTAGTTTTTGAATTTCAGTTTTGTAATTAGAAATATTCTAAGATGCCGAAATACC